TAGAAGCGTCAAATTTCTTGGGAGATTTGCAAAGATTGTCAGCATTAGAAACATACCTATCCTCTTTTGTTGATGGCATATCAACACATATAAAGTATGATGGTAAGCTACACGTTAGATTGTTACAGCACAGAACTGCAACAGGAAGATTTAGTGGAGCAGACCCAAATATGCAGAATATGCCCAGAGGTGGTACATTCCCGGTAAAGAAAGTATTTGTGTCACGTTGGGAAGGTGGGCAAATATTAGAAGCAGACTTTGCCCAGTTAGAATTTAGAACTGCAGCTTTTTTATCACAAGACAAAACAGCAATGAAGGAGATAGAAGATGGATTTGATGTGCATAGTTATACTGCTAGTGTTATTAGTAATGCAGGGGAAGAAACTTCTCGCCAAGAAGCGAAAGCACACACGTTTGCACCCCTCTACGGAGCAACAGGATTTGGCAGGACACCTGCTCAAGCTACATATTATAAACACTTCACAGACAAGTACAAAGAAATCACACTATGGCATTCCAGACTGGCTAAAGAAGCTATAAGCACAGGTAAAATTACAACACCATCTGGCAGAGAGTTTGCATTCCCGGATGTAACAAGAAATGCTTTTGGTAAAGTGTCACATTTTACCCAGATAAAAAATTATCCAGTACAAAGTTTTGCTACTGCAGACATTGTACCTTTGATACTGCTAGAGATAGATAAGCAGCTTACAAACTTGGAGTCCTGCATAGTGAATACTGTACATGACTCTATAGTTATTGATGTGCATCCAAACGAAATAGACAAAGTTACACAGATAATTAAAAGCCTGAATGATGTTATAACAGATTTAGTTAGTAAACATTTTAAGATTGAGTTCAATGTACCTTTACTATTAGAAGCAAAAATAGGTGATAATTGGCTTGACACAAAAGATGTTTTGTGATATAACGATACAACTTTATTAAGGAGAAAACTTACATGGTAAATGAAATAACAACAATAGATACCGATAATTATGCAGTGATGGCTAAAGCTATGGGTATGTCTGGAGAGAGTTCATCATCAGATGACAAACCTAAGACACTGCCTAGATTTAGAATTAACCATACTCCTATTATAGGTTCAGACAAAGTGCTAGTAAAAGGTGGTACATATAAGTTAGAGATACCTGATGATACCACAATTTATGGCACGTCAGCTACCATCAGACCTTTTATACAAAGATTTATGTACAAAAGGTTTGTTAAGAATATGGCTGCAAAGGCAGGAGAGCCTTTGGGGGTATATCATAAAACCATAATGTCAGACAACCTGAATATTGATTTAAAAGATAATCAGGGTAAGTTTAATTGTGGTAAGCCTACAGGTTATATAAAAGACTTTAAGGCATTGCCTGTGGATACACAGGATGTTATCAGACAAATCAAAAGAGTTCGTGTTATTTTTGGTACAGTAAATTTAACTGGCTCTGTTGATGATAGTGGTAACAAAGTAGACAAAGGTACAATTCCTTTTATCTGGGAGATAGACAATAGAGATGCATTCAAGACTATGGGAGAGCCATTTAAAAAGTTTTCCCAAGTTAAGAGACTTCCTGTGCAGCACAACATTGCCTTGAACACAGAAGAAAGAAAGCTGCCAAATGGTAATTCTTTTTACTTACCAACATACACGCTTGATTTACAAGATACAATAGAAGTGTCTAAAGATGACCAAGATACTTTTATTAATTTTATGTCTTGGATAGATAATTATAATACTTATATATACAATGAGTGGGATATGAAAACTACCAAGGACATAAGTGACGCTGATAAAAACACTGTGGATAGTTTTATTGATGTCACAGAAGCAGATGTGTCTTAGTGAAAAGTAATAATCCATTTGCAGTCCATAATATAAATTATCTGTCACCTAGTAGTATAAATACTTTTGTGGCAGATAAGCCTTTGTGGATGATGCGATATCTTTTTGGTGTCAAATCCCCTAGTGGAGCAGGTGCAGTAAGAGGTATTGCAGAAGAGTATGCTTTAGCAGAGAAATATGAAAAAGGTTTCTTTGATTTTAAAGCTCTTGATACTAAGTTTATAGCTTTGTGTTGTGAATCTAATGTAGATTTAAACGATGGCAGAACTTTAAAAGAGAAGGATGCTCTTCAAGGGTTTGGCAGTGTCCTCGATGCTAACTTTAAATATGATAATCTTGAAACATATCAAGAGAAAGTTGAAGTTAACATTGAAGACTTGCCTGTGCCTGTGATAGGTTATGTTGATTTCTTGTTTAAGGACAAGATAGTAGATTTAAAAACTACAAATAGAATGCCTTCTAATCCTACTGAAGCACAGAAAAGACAGATGGCTTTGTATTCTATGGCATATCCTAAAAAGAGTGTAGATTTATTTTTTGCTAGTTCAAAGCAGCATAAGGTATTTACACTTAGTAATTTAACTAAGTATAAAAAGCAAATAAAAAATCTTGCTTTTACAATACAAAGATTCTTGTCTCTTAGTAGTGACAAGCATGAGTTGGCTTCTTTTGAGTACCCTAACTTTGATAAGTGGGAATGGTCAGATGACATGAAAAAAGAAGCTAAAAAGATATGGAGTATATAGTGGATAAAAAGATAGAAGATTTAAAATTAGAGATAGAGCAGATGGAGAAGCAGTTAGCCGAAGCCAAGAAAGCCTATCGTGAAATGAGAACAAAGGGTTTGAGAGATGCTATGGAAGCTAAGAAGTTAGCAGACGAAGCAGTAAAAGAAGAGATGAAAGCTCTTGGATACCCTTCAACTGCTACACATTTTAATTGGTATTGGAGAGACCTAACTTAGTGTTTGGCAGAGCACAACTAGAAAAGGGATACAGGGGTAGCTTAGAACATAGTATAGTAAAAGACTTAAAGAAAAGACGAGCAAAGTTTGAATACGAAACTCTAAAAATAAGGTGGGAAGAGATAATGTATCGTTCCTACACCCCTGATTTCATTTTAAGAAACGGAATAATTATAGAAGCCAAAGGTAGGTTTTTACCCAGAGAAAGAGTCCGGGCAATAGCCATCAAGAAACAGTTTCCCTATTTAGACATTCGATTTGTTTTTAGCAATAGTAATTCCAAAATATACAAAGGTAGTAAGACAACTCTTGCTGACTGGTGCAATGAGTATGGCTTTATTTTTAGTGATAAAACCATACCTATTAGTTGGATAAGAGAAAAGGGTAAAAAGAATTATCCTGCGATATTAGATATTAGAAATGAAAGATAATATGGCTACGTTAGATAGTATAAATCCTGAAGATTTTATTATACAAGTAAAACCTATGTTAAACCCTGCTAAAAGATGGACAGGAGAAGTTGATGTGTCTGTGGTGTCCTCTAAAGAAAACCCTCTGAATGACGATGACTATTATGGGGTGTTAGAGTTTTGTAGAATAATATGTGCTAGTATTCCCATGATGGAAAAAGATGAAAGTTTAAGAACAAAAGCTGTGGACTATTTAAGGCAGCAGGATGAGATGGAAAGAATAAAAGAAAAGCCAAAGATAATTGACAAGCATGATAATGTTATAGTAGTATCATTTGATAAGAAGAAAAAATAATGTTAAGTCATATGGAGTACATGAGGATGAGAGAAAAACAAGCTATGGAACAGTCAGATAACAAAGAGTTACAGGACATGGTTAATCATCCACCTCATTATAATAAATCAGGAATAGAGTGTATTGATGCTATCAAAGCTATGACAGAAGAAGGCTTTGAGCATTACTTGCAAGGTAATATTATGAAATACCTTTGGAGATACAGGTATAAGAATGGTGTTGAAGATTTAAATAAAGCACAATGGTATCTCACAAAACTAATAGATATATTGAAAAATGATAAAAGTAAAAATGATGTTGACTATTGAGGTTGACGAAGAGGAGTACCCTGTTCCATCTGACGGAGATGTTAGAGAAGACTTTGAGGAATATGTTAAAGAATTGTTTTATGATGTTGATGGTACAACAATAAAACATATAAGAGTATTAATGGAGACCTAGATGAAAAATTATTTACCAACAGACTACCAAAATTTTATAGCACTATCTCGCTATGCTAGATGGAAAGAAGATGAGCAGAGAAGAGAAACTTGGATTGAAACTGTAGACAGATATTTTGACTACATGGAAAAACATCTTATGGATAATAATAGTTATACAATTACAAAGGCTCTGAAAGAAAAGTTATCAAACGCTATTATGGATTTAGGTGTCATGCCTAGTATGAGAGCATTAATGACATCCGGGGTAGCTTTGGATAGATGTCATGTGGCAGGTTACAACTGTAGTTATATACCTGTTGATAGTCCTCGCAGCTTTGATGAGTGTATGTACATTCTTATGTGTGGCACAGGTGTTGGCTTCTCTGTTGAACGAGAGAATGTTGATAAACTACCTGTGGTCAACGAGCATTTTGAAAGAAGTACAACTACAATCAAAGTAGATGATAGCAGACAAGGTTGGGCAAAAGCCTTGAGGGAACTTATTGCTATGTTATATGTTGGGCAGATACCTACATGGGATGTCTCACAGGTCAGACCTGCAGGTGCTAGACTAAAAACATTTGGTGGTAGGGCATCTGGTCCTGCACCTCTTGAAGAGTTGTTTCAGTTCTGTATAGAAAAGTTTACAGGAGCAAAGGGCAGACGTTTGTTTCCTATTGAGTGTCACGATATCATGTGTAAGATAGGTGAAGTTGTTGTTGTTGGTGGTGTCAGACGTTCTGCCCTTATCTCTCTGTCTAATTTAGGAGATGACCAAATGCGTCATGCCAAGTCAGGTCAATGGTGGGAGAATGAAGGACAGAGAGCACTGGCTAATAACTCTGTAGCATTCAAAGGTAAGCCTGAGATGGGTACA